TTAGGTTGAAAGACGAAGTCATATCTATTCAAAAGAAATATATTGACCGTCTGGAGAAAACCATTGAACGCTTAGGAAGACAAAAAAAAACGGAATCAGACGTTTGTACCGGAATGGTACAACCAACCGGACAACTGGCAACCAAGCCCAATGTAGCAACTGAAGACCAGTAAAAACCTACCTCGCTATATTTTTTTACATATTGCTACAAAAAAGTTACCCCCCCCCAACTAAGTAACAGATTGTGAGTCACAAGAACGAAATTGTACCAGACAAGAGGCAACAGGCTTTTGTTGGTCAGCTATGGATTGGTAAGAAAAGATACCGTAGAGTTCTGATTCGTTTTGTGGATGCTGAAGGCTTAGAGCCTGACCAGTTGAACGCCTTGCTCGTTGAGCGATTTTTGAAGCTCAAAGAGCGACTGACGCGAGAAGTCGAGAGGCTTACTGATGAACAAGGTTTGTTCTTTTCAGAACTGTTGGATTTGTTCCTGGCGCATGTTCAAGCGAATCGTGACGATCGGACGGTTGGCAAGTATCGGCAGCAATTGCTTCGCTACCAAAAAGAAGTGGGTGATTATCGTATTCGGCTTCACAACTCTCAACTAACAGATAAGCTCGTTCTGGCTTTAAGAAAGGCTGGACTGAATGACCATAGCTGCAACAGTTATCTCAGAGCAGTTCGTGCCATATTAAATTGGTCATGGAGTGAAGGAAAAATTCCAGCAGCAATTAAAGTGAAATCTGTTCGAGCGTCAAAACCATTGCCAAAAGTTTTTTCTGCAAATGAACTGGAACAATTACGGCACTATTTAGAAGAAAATTGGCAAAAGACAAAACGTAGACGATTCCTTGTGCTGCTTCGTGCCTGGTGGTTTTTTCGTTTTACTGGAATGCGTGGCAGCGAGTTGATCCATCTCAAATGGCAAAATGTCTATCCTGACAGACTTGAACTTAGATCAACGGCAGATTGGAAGGTTAAAGGTAGAAAAGACGCAATTATCCCGATTGCGAAGCCTCTGCAAATGTTTCTTAATAGCCAGGATACTAAAGGTGAGAAGTTTGTTTTAGATGATGGAACTGGGAAACCCAATTATGCAACTGCACATGGATTAACTCAAAGTATGAAGAAAGCTTTGAAAATTGTTCAAATCAAAGTTAATCCGTTGCACTCATTTAGAAGTACAGTTGCGACTGAGCTGCTAAGTGGCGAGTCTTCAAATCCGGTTCAGGTTCAAAAACTACTAAGACATCAAAGCATACAGACAACCATGTCATATTTAAATAGTGACCATTTGCAGCAAGTCGATCTCGTCAATAAGTTAGGCAACACTGGCGGAAACACTGGCAGTAAAAAATCTAAGAAACACCGCAAACCCAACATTCACCTAGCGTACAGCAAAAAAACAGGAGGTGACTGTTAATCATTGGGTCGCTGGTTCGAGTCCAGCTTGGGGAGCCACTTCCAGCCGAAAAGCCACACTGTTTCAAAGTGGCGGTTCTGACTATCCGCCAGTGATTGCCTCTTTTATTTTCTTTGCCTTCCTGACTTTTCGATAAATTCCTACTCCAGCCGCTGCCATTGGCAACCCTACTGCTGTCAAGATTAGCTCAACGCCACCGGATTCTACAGCAGAATTGAAATATTCAAAAAAGATTTCCATTTAATAACTCCAAATCATTAAACCGTCTTCTCTATCGTCTACATGCAGAAATCTTTGACTGCCTGTGAAACTGAAGCCATAGCCACCGAACAAGCCCATCTGAATTCCAATTTCTAAGAGCCTTGCCCCATCTGCATTCCAGCAGGCTATGTCCACTGCTCGCCCTAATACATGATATCCGCTTGGTTTTGAACCGTTTTTGTTTTTCGCTCTTTCAACCGGATGCTCAACTGAGCGATACGCTGAAGTCAGTCTGATAGGTTTGCCATAATGCTGCCGCAAAGTTTCGAGCTTCGTCAAAAAGACTTCTGACATGCCACATTCACCAGTAAACTTGCACTTCAGCTCGTCGCGTGAGAAATGCTCAGAATGATCAACGTAAGCCATCAAGTCTCCTTTTCTGGGTAATCAATACACTCTTGAGAATACATTTCACCAAAAGCTTCTCGTTGAGGTAACGACATAATCTGAAGGTCTACATATCTATGGTTCTCTCGGTAGTGGTCAATGACACAACTACAAAGCTGAATGGCGGATTGCATGGCAAGATTTGAAGTCATGCCTTGCATTTGATAGGTGGGAGCCAAACGAAGTGAACATTGGTAAGCCCAACTGACTAAGTGAAGCGTTTTATACTCAACAGGCAATGCGTAAGCTGACGTTGAAAGCAGCAAAGCCAAGCCTGTGAGAAGCGGTTTCATTTTTTTAGATTATCCATTTTTTGACTTAGTTCGCTGATCGCAACGGTCATGTTCGTCAAAGTAGTGTTGAGTTTTTCGTGAACTGCTAAAAGCTGCTGAGACTGCGCGGCCTGAAGGTTCGCGAGCTTTTCAGTAGTGGCTTGCTGCAATTGGGAATTTTCGCGTAATAGTTCGCTGACGCGAATATCACTCTCAGAATCTTTAGTTAGCCAAATATTTCGTTCTTTTTCAAAACCTCTTAAAAGAAATACGATCAGCCAACCGCTGAAGGTAAGTGAAGCCATGCCAAAACCTAAATCTTGGACTAATTGAATCATTGTGTTGGGTTCTGCTGGCATTGCTCGGCCTTGTTAAACGGTTAAGCTGATTCGATTTCAGCCTGGGTAAAACCTAAACGGAATAGTTTGCAGTTAGGATCTTCTCGAAGTTCTTGCTGATATTTAATTGTTGCACCATCTAAATCCGTTTCGGTTCTGACTCGGTGCGTATCATCTGTAATCCCTGTATCATCTGGCGCTAAGTCTCCTGTTCTGAACCAGTTCAGCCTAGTGTCCAGTAACGCTTGGTACTGAGTCTGCCAACCGGACAGGTTTTGATTTTTTATGTATTGGTAGTCGAATTTAGTGTTTAGGTGTTTGGGAATGCCTCGCATACCGATAATCTCCTTTAGTTTAGTGATTTCTAGGGTTTGCAATAAATGATAAGTGTTTGCCCAACTTGCCCAACCTTCATACGATGCTAGTGTTGAACGAAATCGAATGCTACTACAAGCAGGCCAGTTCTTTTTGAGCTCACTGATCCTTTGAATCATTTGTTTTGCTGTTGATTTTCGTAACAGTTTCTTTGTAGGGAAATGGCGATAACCAACAAAATCAACGCCTGTCTCGACAGGCTTTAGCGACCACCTGCTAATTCCCAGTTTTAATGATCTCTTTAAAAAATCTACAATATTTACACGAACAAACTGCAACCATTCCTTGCTATCCCCAAATATTAAAAAATCATCAACGTAACGGCAATATCCTTTGATTCTATATTTGTGTTTTAAGTATTGGTCTAATTCATTTAAGTATAAATTACCAAACCATTGGCTTGTGTAATTTCCTATTGGGCAGCCTTCGGCACTACTGATGATTTCTTTAATTAGCACTAAAGTGCGTTTGCATTTTATCTTTTGCTGAACAACAGAAAATAAAATCTGATGGTCAACACTCGGATAAAACTTCCGAATATCCATTTGCAAACAGTATTTATATTTTTGCACACAGCTCTGAGCATAGTTGCTGGCTCGGTGAAGTCCTAATTGTTTACGACAAGCAAAACTTTGCGCTAATAAAACCCTGTCCCAGATTGGCTCAAGGATCTGGATAATAGCGTGTTGGACGATTCTGTCAGGAGCAAATGGAAGCACATAGATTATTCTGCGTTTTGGTTTTAGAATCTCTTTTATACGGTATTGGCTGGTCTGGTACTTACCATCTACTAATTGCTTGCGGATTTCCGCCAATCCTACTTCGCTACGATTGTCAAATTCTTGGACTACTCGCTGCCAAGACTTACCTTTTCTTGCGTTACGATAGGCAAGATTTAAATTGTCAGCAGATACAATCTGCTCAAAAAGATTTCCGTGACGTTTCATTTTTTAGAGAGATGTCCTTCGCTCTCACTACCAAACACCTCTCCCACCGTTGTGTATTTTGGCAAAAGCCAAGGTGAACCAGCCAGCCAGTGGTGTTGTGGCCCTCTCACTGTCTCTGCGTGACCCGATGTTGTCGTTGAGATTCAAAGGTGAATTATTCCAATTGACACTACGTGACCTGCATTTCGTGCCATTGTTCCAATTGCTGCCCAAGATCCCGTGCTGTAACAACGGTACTGCCTCACCCTCCCAGAGGGACTTTTAAAATTAGTACAGACTCCCACTAACTCCGCGCGACCCGACGCCGCCGTCGAGATTCAAAGGCGAATGAAACCACGCGACACCACGCGACCCGCACTTCGCGCCATCGTCCCAAGCGCCGCCCACGAACCCGCGATTTGGAACTGCGTATCCTTGACCCCGACCGATAGAATTAACTCCATCGTATGTCGTTCCATCGGAGGCGGTGTCTTGAACTGCGTAACTAGCTGCACCACCGTCAGATCCTGTCTCATTTGCCCATTGCCACAATGCGCCTGCACAGTCTTCACACCCGACATTTGAGATCATTCTGCGACTAGCTGTGTCACTATGACCCCCAGTCGTTCCAGGGTCTGCTGATCCGCTGATATTCGTTTCTTCATTACTGCCAATAGCTAGAGTCATAAACTCGGCTTGTGTAGGCAATCGTTTTTCAATTTCCGCAAACCGTTCCACAAAATTATACCAGTGATAATCGGGGTTGCTTACCCCATCCACAATTGTTCCACCGTAACTGGATTCCAGCGTTGTGGTATTACTGGCTAAGTAAATATCCGCCCA